AACGGCCCCCGTACTGATCCGGGTAATGAATAGGTAAATTGATAGTTCAATGGTAGAACGGCATCCGGAGTGGTTATAGGTTCGAATCCTATTCAATTTACGAAGCCGATAGCGTTCGGCATAAAAGAAAACGCAATCGTTGCGGAGTATAAAGCTCACGAGCAGCAATCGTTAACTGTTGTGGCATCCTGGAAATTTAGATGAAACTGACAGGACAGTGGAGGTAGTGGTTTGCAGTGGCTGGCCAGCATGGGGCAATGAAAAGGGTTCGAATCCCACCACTATTCGAGGTTAGGCGCCATATAAGCAGATCATGAGATGGTGGTCGTCATGGCACAGCGCGGAATCCCACTCCAGCGAGGCAGCGGACATCTGGGAGAGACCAGAGCAAGCAGTAGTTAACTTGCATAAATAAGCATACCACTCATGAGTGAAAACATGTGAGGTAATGGAACATCCAAGATAAAAATAGTTCCTGACAACCGGGAAAGCCCGGTAATGGGGGCAAGCAACGGATTTTTTCCATTTTAGGTCCGTCAGGGCTTTGCGGGTTCGATTCCCCGGCCTCCACGGGATGCAGACTGTTATCATTTCATAGGACTGAAGCACTAGGAAGCGTAGAAATGAATGGTGCGTTAGTACAGCGGTAGATACATCGGCTTGTCACGCCGAAGGTCATGGGTTCGATCCCCATACGCACCGCACATTGACCCTGTATAGTTTGGGTGCATAGTTTAATGATCATACGCTGCCGGTTGCGTAACCGGCAATACGGGGTTAGTTTAATTGGAAAACGGCTGCCTCCAAAGCAGTGTTTCCGGGTTCGAGTCCTGGACTCCGTGCAAACGTGTTTCCTGGTTCACGCAAATGGCGGACAGACAAGACCGGCTGCCGCCAAAGCGGTCCAGAAAAAAACCAGGTAATGGGATTGTAGCTCAGTTGGTAGAGCGGCGGACTGAAGATCCGCGCGTCCCTGGTTCAAGTCCAGGCATTCCCGCCACGGGGTTACAAGAATCGATGGAAATCATCGCTGATTCGCGGCACGGCCCCAATGTATTAGGATTCATGGTTGGTCCGAATAGGGGCAATTCCATATGATGCAGGATAGTACCCCTATTTTAAGAATCTTCACCTAGAACAGAAGCATTACAGGATATGTTACCCCGGATCGTTTCTACGGTTCGGGCTTTTATTTTCCAGATGCAATTAATTTGTCATATATTTGGTGAAACAAATTATTTTATCGTGGAAGAGGGTAATATTAATGGCAATCCATATTCTATCCGAGCAACCGTTGGCCGCCCCAGGCACTACAAGAGCTTGATGGAGCTGGCGCAAAGGTGTGATGATTATTTTGAATATATTAAGGGGGAGAATACGGAAGAGACCATAGTAACAGCAGAGGGGGTTACTGAACGCCGAAAGAAATACAGAGAACCGGAACCGGCCACTATAAATGGTCTGGCGCTATTCCTGGGATTTGGTAGTAGACAGTCATTGTATGATTATGTGAAGCGAGGCGATGAATTTTCTTACATCGCAAACGTGGCGCTGTCAATGGTGGAGATGAAGTATGAGCAAAGATTGAGCGGTACGGCCCCTACGGGCGCTATATTTGCCCTCAAAAATATGAACTGGAAGGATAAGACAGAACAGGAGCTGAGTGGGAATATGGGCATCGTATGGAACGAAACGAAGACCTACGACCAACCCGCGCCGCCGCCCTTCCCTGGTAACCTGCTGACTAAAACCGGTACCGGTGATTCTGAGCCTTAAGCAAACCCAGGCGTTGGATTACCTGGAAGATCAAGTAACCCGGGAGCTGCTATTTGGTGGCGGCGCTGGAGGCGGCAAAAGCATGCTGGGATGTTACTGGCAGCTGAAGCGCCGGATCAAATACCCGGGAACGCGGGGGTTGATAGGTAGGGCATCCCTAAAGACCCTCAAAGAAACAACACTACTCTCTTTCTTCGATGTCTGCAAGCGACAGGGTGTGACGCCCGGCCGGGACTTCGTATACAATCAGCAGGCCAGCCAGATAAACTTCGCTAATGGCTCCCTGATCTTCTTGAAAGACTTATTCCTTTACCCATCCGACAAAGATTTCGATGAACTGGGATCGCTGGAGATCACAGATGCCTTTATCGATGAGTGCAATCAGCTGGTAGAGAAGGCATGGACAATAACGAAGAGCCGTATCCGCTGGATGCTGGATGAATATGGGCTAGTGCCTAAGATAATGGGCTCATGTAACCCGGCCAAAAACTTCGTTTACACCAGGTTTTATAAGCCATCCAAAGACGGCATACTCCCACCCAGTCTTAAGTTCATTCAAGCCCTGGCGCAGGATAACCCGCGTATATCTAAGCACTATGTAGAAAATCTGATGAGTATGGATCCGGCCAGCAGAGCCCGATTACTGGAGGGCCTATGGGAATATGACGCTGATCCGGCTATAATGATTGAATACGATAAGATTGTTGAATCATTCCAAAATGTACACCTTGCAGCGCCCGATAGAATCGTTCGCAAGATCAGTGTGGACGTGGCCCGGTTTGGTAAGGATAAAACTACAATAGGGAACTGGTATAGCCCGAATCACGTTAAAATAGAAACCCATAGCGGGTTATCCACCTCACAAACGGCGGATTTAATTAATTACAAGAAAGACAAATATGGAACGCAGGCTAATAGGATAGTAATAGATGAAGATGGCGTAGGCGGCGGAGTGGTGGATCAAGTGCCAGGCAGTAAGGGATTTGTGAATAATTCTACACCACATCCGGATCCAGAGAAGCCCAGATACGACCCCAAAACTGGGCGCGCTCTTCCAGGGCATTATAAGAACCTGAAAAGCATGTGCGCTTATTACCTGGCTAAAAGGATCAACAACAGGCAGCTGTACATCGAATGTGACGACCCGGATACGCGAAATAAGATAACAGAAGAATTGGACAAGATCCGACGGGCGGATATCGATAAGGATGGCCCTTTTGCCATCATATCAAAAGAAAAGGTAAAGGGAATGATTAACCGGTCTCCGGACTACTCCGATAACCTGCTGATGGCAGAGGAAGTGGAAATACGGCCGAAATTAGGTTTATTTGCAGCAACAATCTAAATACCATGATCAAAGCAATAAGAAGTTTTTTACAGCGATTTAAGGCGGCCAGTGGGGCGATATCCGGTACATTCCGGCTGATTGGCGGCCAGCTGATCCCTTACAAAACAGATAAGATCACCTACATAGAGCGTGGATATGCCTATAACGACATCCTATATTGCGTGATTAACCGAATCGTGGAAAAGGCCATCGTGCCGTCCTGGGCACCATATCGGATAATTGATGAAAAGGCTTATTTCCAGGCTCGGGCCATGCTAAAGGATATGGCTACGCATGGTGCTGCAAATAATGGGGATTTTGCCAAAGCCATCCGGATGAATCAGAAGGCCATTGTCAAACTGGATGATGAAGCGCTGAACGATCTTATCCGGTATCCAAACGAGAACGATACATGGTCTGACTTACAGCGGGCGCATTTCACCTACAAACTGACTACTGGAGACTATTTTGAAGCGGGATGGTCAAGCGGTTCCAGCGGTGGCCTCACGCCTGGCACGCCACGTACGCTTTATACCATAGCACCACAATTTATGAGCATACTCGCATCTGATACGCTGCCGTTGGTTGCTAAAGGTTATTTGCTTCAGATGGGCACTGAAATACCGTTCACCGCAGAAGACATCCTGCATGAACGTTATTTCAATCCGGAATGGGACATTTACGGCCACCAGTTGTACGGGATGTCGCCTATCAAGGCTTATTTACGCCGCCTGCAACGCAACAATACTGGCCAGACAAGAAACACCAAATATGCAGAGAATGGCGGCGCGGATGACATCGTGTATCTGGATGATCCCCGGCTCGTGGGCGAAGATGGTTTTAGATTGGCGATTGAGCAGACAAGTAAAATGAAGAAAAGTTTCTATGAGGAACAAGCGGGCGTGAACAATGCGGGAAAGGCCGTGTGGTCTCCATTCAAGCTGGGAAACATAAAACTAACGTTTAGCCCCAAAGAATTGATGCTGCTGGATCAAGAGAAATTCGATTTGACTATGGCCGCATTGTTATACAACGCCCCACCGGTTTTATTCAGCACCGATGCCAGCACATATAATAACATGGAGAACGGCGAACGTGCATTAGTGGTTAACTGTGCTATTCCCCTCAATCTATCCAGGGAGGCAAGCCTTAACAGGAAGCTCCAGCAAATACCGCGTTATAAAGGCAAGAACATCATTATTAGTCCCGATCTATCTTGCTATACTGAGTTGCAAGCGAACAGGAAAGAGCAGGTGGAATGGCTATCCAAATCGCTCCTGCCGGTATATCGCTGGTATGAGATACAGGGAGAGGACAGGCCAGAGGGCATGACTGATGAAATGTGGAATTCAATTATTGTCCCCACCGGCACACAATTATTTTCTGATCTTTTCGTGAACGCGAATGATTTGTCACAGGAAATGAGTAGATTGCAGGATCAGAATTTAAACGATTATTAAACCATTTCATTTATGCACGAACTATCATTAGGAGGAATGGCGGCAGATAAAAATTGGCGCACTGGCCCGGAATATATAGAATCAAGGGCGACTCAAATAATAATCGGTATAGGGATCACAACTAAAAATAGGCGCGAGACTTTCATGTCCACTCTTGACAAATGGTACACATACACCTCAATCGAGCCGATCGGGATATCATTTGAGATATTCATAGTAGATGATGGCTCTGATATACCGGCCGATATATCACGTTACACAAGACTTAAATGGTACTGTCGATTTAATCAGTCGGTAGGTATTGCCCGTGCAAAGAATAAATGCCTGGAGATGATGGAATTGGCAGGCTGCACCCATTTCTTCCTATCAGATGATGATTTTTACCCTACGTCCTCTGATTGGTGGCTACCATATATAACCAGCAAAGAGCCACACCTAATGTATATCTTCCAGGATTTCAGCACACGCATGAAGGTGAATGATACTGCTGTAATATACCAGGATAATGACATTAAGGCTTTCTCTCATCCGCGCGGCGTACTGCTGTATGCCACCAGAGAGGTGTTGTACAAGGTAGGTGGCATGGACCCGGAATTTGGTAAATGGGGGTGGGAGCATCCGGAATGGAGCGATCGCATTTACAATGCGGGTCTGACAACCTTCAAATACATGGATGTGCCTAATAGCGCCCAGCTATTTCACTGCATGGACGAACACCAGGAGGTGAAGTCTACCGTATGGGGGAAAGACCGGATGGTGGCCATCCAGCGCAATTTGCCTATATACCAATCAAAGAAGGGCTCATCTGCATTTGTGGAATACCGGGAGCGGGATGGAATGGACATAATACTGACAAGCTATTTTACTGGTATAGCTGATCCGCAGCGGGGTGAGCGGTGGGAAGCAGACATGACTGTATTTAAGGATTTGTCCAATAGCGCACTGGACAATTATATTGAATGGATATTGCTGCATGATTGTTTTGATAATAGACCATGCATGCCCCGAGTTAAGGCCACAATAAATCCATATTTCCAGCGTTGGATAAGTTATAGGAAATATTTAATAGACAACCGCGATAAATTGCGTTTTGTATTCTGCACAGACGCAACTGACGTGGAGGTATTGAACAATCCATTTCCGCATATGCAGCATGGTGTACTATATACAGGCGATGAGCCGGGCACAATATGGAACCAATGGCTTATTGCGCATCATAAGAACAATACTCTACAGGCATTCTTTAGGTCGCATGCAAAACAGCCGCTACTAAATGCGGGTCTTTTGGGGGGCGATGTAGATACTGTTATCCGCTTCTGTGGTGCCATGATCGATAAGTACATGGAATATACGGCCGACGAACAATTGAGGCGCTTGCCGGGGCCTGGATTAACGGATATGGGTATATTCAATCAGGTTGCGTATACCGGCGGCTTCCAGGTAGAGCATGGCCGCCGAGTGAATACTATTTTTAAGACATATCAAAAAACAGGGGAATCATGGTTCAGGCACAAATGAAAACAGTTAATGTAGTGGGCGTATGGTGTGAATTTAATAATAGGACAAGTGATGAACAGGTATTTATATTTCATTATGCCATTGACGCAATGAAAGCTGATTGCACAAGATCAAAAACCGAATGCATTGCGCTGGCAATGGGATTTGAAAAAATTGGTGAGAACCTTTGGGTAATAATTACAAAATGATAACAGAGAAAGAAAAAGTAGTAATTGAAAAGCTGGTAGATGCCTGGAACGCATACATGGATCTGATGGATGAACAGTCTGATGATAATATGCACGATTTCAGGTATCACATACACCGACTACAGGATATGATATTCGCCAGACAGGCAATTGATGAATATAATAAACGGCTTGTAAGATGATACATTACCGCACAATATGGGACACGGGCAAGAACTTTGGCGGCATGATCAACCGGGAAATGGAAGCCATACCACATCCCGATGACTGGGTAGTTTGGCGCGACGGAGATACCATGTTTCTGCATGAGCAATGGGGATTGCAGATAGAATCAATAATAGATGTGAATCTATCATATGCCATCATAGGCGGCATGCTAACACGGTGCAATGTAAAGGATCAGCTGCATGGTGGTGCAATGAGCGATAATTTTGATGTAAAAGTGCATCATATTATTGCTCATGAATTATGGAATCTGCACACCACAACAGTTAAGCCCACTAGCAGGCCTATAGCCGCTGCCTGTATGATGTTCCAGAAGAAAACATGGCAGGCTAATAAATTCGAAGAGAATACCATGCATTTTGACGCTATCTTTACTCATAAGGTAATGGCCAATGGCGGCAGGGTTGGAGTGGCTCAGGGGCTATATCTGGCCCATCTTTACCGGCCATGGGTGGCGGAGCACCCGGAAAGACATTATGGACATCTAGAACAGCCAAAAAGGCAAAATAAGAAACATGAATACCCAAGCACTTGATGAAATAATTGCCCGCATGATCCCCATTCTGCCAGGAGATTGCAAACGATCTAAGGCTAAAAAGGAATGGATGAGACAGGAGGCCAGAGAACGGCTTATTGCCTGGGCGCTGGCCGCTGGAGCAATCTATTATAGATTACGGATAGATCCGCAACCGCAAACAGGCGGCACAGTTTCGGGGCCGATATTAGCTGTAGTGGGGGCAGATGGTCCGGATAGAGAGGAGGAGATTATTCCGGCAGATAAATTTAAATCAGGTATTTTACAATATCCCCTTATTATGAATGATCATAATCCGAATAGCGGACTTGTTTTGCTAAGCATACATCAAATATCACAGCTATTTAAGAACAACCCAATAAGTGATGACCCAGGCGCAACTACTTAGCAGATTCAGGCAATTAAGCCGCTTACAGGCCAAACAGGAGGCGGCATGGGGCCCAGTCATGGAAAAGGCATTGAGTGATCAAATTAAGCCTGTTTTAGCCTATTTACGGGATCATTCAATACCTGAGACAATTGCCCTAACCGGCAGTCTGATCCGGCCAGATGTTTTGCGCCCACCGCTGCAAGCGCTATATCGCCGGGCCGGAGTGGAGGCGGCTAATAGTGAATACGGCTTCCTCGTACAACAATTCCCGGAAATATTACAACGTAAGTCGTTTGGGCTAAATGAATTCTTCCGTGGGCTTATGCAGGCTTTCTTTGATTCATTTGCTACCAGGAAGATCACACAAATGACATTTACCAGTCAGCAATGGATAAACTTTAGATTGCAGTGGGCGCTGGATAATGGATATGATACTATAAATGCAGCGAAGTTAATTGTAAGCACAGGCAGCAATGTGAACAAATACAGGTCAAGACTGATAGCAAGAACTGAATTGCTGGGGGCTGCCAGCTATGGCAACAAGATCGGTGCACAGAAAACAGGACTTGCAATGGAAAAAGTGTGGATTTCAGCGCAGCATTGGAATACAAGAAGGTTACCAGAGGATAAGTTCGATCATTATCATGCTCACATGTCAAAGGTTGGCATGGATGAAAAGTTCTTGATACTGAGTAAGACGGGCGGAGAATACCTGGATTTCCCAGGCGATCCTGCCGGAAGCGCCGGTAATATATGCAATTGCCTGTGCAAGGCCATACATCAGCCCATACGCGACGCTTCCGGCAGACTGGTTACTGCTTAGGCCATCTCTCGGACCTTATTACATCCATTTCAAAATTTGCTCCATCTCTACCATTCCAATACGCCTCCCTTATAAGCATCGCAATTTCCATGTTTGTCATACAACGGGCATCATATCTCTTACCGTTCAAATAAAGTATGAATGTCCCATCTATTAATTCGCGTACTTCTATTTTCATGGTATAAATATTTAAACCAGTTCTAGGTAATTCTCAAACATAGTCCTGACCTCATCAATTCCGATGTCTGAATTGCCCTGCATAAGATGTATTAGCTCATGTATCAGGCCGGTATCTCCGATGGTGCTATCAGGCCCCAATTCCTTAAACCAGCATATTATACAGGCTAAATGAGTGGCGCTTAATATGTTTTCTGTAAATTGCGCGTCTGTCATTGCGCAGAACCTTAAATAATCGGACTTCAATTCCTGGTACTTTATGGTATAAATGCTGCCATTGGGCGCTCTATGCTCTATCGCCATTTTATTTATCTTTTATTAGGCTTCTGTAAAGTAAAATTTCTCCGTCGCGCAATTTTATTTCATGCTGAAGCGAATCAATAGCGGCCTTGTTTTTATTTAATTTTGAATGCATCGCCACATCATGCATAGCAATAAATACAAGGCATATAACGCCGCATACTGCCAGGAATATTGCCCCAGCTGATATTATTGATAGATTTTTATTGTTCATTTTAATGATATTTAGTTTATGGTTTGGGTAATTTATCAGCATCAATGTATTTTCCTATATTGTCAAGGATGCGCCACCAATAATCACTGCCTTCCAATGACCCTGAAAATTCAAATGCGCCTAACACTGATCGCCAGATAAAATAAATGGTTTGCTGATCCAGTGGTGCATTAATACCAGTCATCCATTCTTTGGGTATACGAACAGAGGGACACATTTGCTCATAATTGCCAAATCTCTTTGCATTTTCAATGGCCTGGGCCCTTACAGGCTCCTTTAGAAAATCCAGGTAGTAAGATATTTTTCCCATTTTAATTTGATTGTGGATTACGAAGTGATTCATATATGACTGACCAAAATTCACCGCCCTGTGGTGTATCGCTCCATACAAAAGCATTAAATAATGCTGTTTGAGTTGTATATTCTAATTCAATTGTCGGCAATTCACGCAAATATGCATTAGCATTGTTTATTGCCAATTCGGCTATGTATAGTGGCAATTGATCAAGCGCCTTTATTAGGGAATTCATATGGGTCATGTGTTGTAGCTTGACGTGTAGGCATTGCGAATGCTTTTCCTAGCATCTCAATTACTTGCCGCATCTTTTCGGACTCATTGAAGAACCCATGTTCGTGTCCATGTCTGATAGTGGTAGCTATCCCATGTATAAATGCATCTAGTAGCACCATACACCCTTCGTCATTAGGGGAACCAGGCATATTTGTAATGAAATAGGAATCTTTATGTAGGCGTTCGTCCATGCCTAGTTTGATGGTACAACCTTTAGCTTTCGGATGTTCGCCATCCCTGCCTTCAATGTGAATAATTGAAGTAGCTTCCATGTAATAGCGATCTGTATTCATTTTTTTTGTTTTATTGCTCAATGGCAAGCCGGAGTCCATGCTTTATTCAGCGTCGCCGCTCCGGCTATACGGGGGGGCGCCATTAAGCGTGTGAATTGATTAGTTGACGATACAAAGTTAAAATAATTTTTTATTTCACCAAATAAATATTTATATTTGTGGAAATAATAAACATGCAATACGACCCGAAATTAAAAATGGCGATAGCTGAGATAAAGGAAATACTAAAGAAATATGATGTAGGCGCTCTTGTGTGCTTGCACGGAGAAAAACAGATATCTGAATTCTTAAACCACATAAGCCCAAAATACTCTGCTGCCTATTGGGATGAAAAGGGCAGATTCAGGGTAAGGTCAAAGCTATCTGATTATAATGGCGACAGGAGTGCACAGGAAAAGCATTTAGGCGACACGGTAAATATGCTGGTTCACTTCCGCAACTTCGCAGGGAGGACTAAATTCCTGATGGAAACGGTAATAGCTGAGCTTAAAAGGGATATAGACATCGAAGAGGGTCCCAGTAACTTCATGTCAGATAAAGAGATTAATAATTAATAATAACTGTATATGGACAACAAAGAGAAACGGAAGCCGGGCCGACAAAGGGAGGGCAATGAAAAGATAGCTGTGAATGTGAATATTGATGTGGATTTAGCCCA